ATGTTGGAACTACATTGCTTTTGAAAAATTCTTTAGGTGCGACAGTTGCATCTGGTAAGATTCTAGAGAAAGATATAACGAATAACTATGTTTTAGTTTCTGATATCACTGGAACATTTGCAGTCAATACTGGAGAACTATCTACATCAGATAGTTTTGTAAATGAAATTAGTGCATATTCTTTTGCAAATGTAGATAATACTACACCAGGATCATTCGATATTTCTATACCTGGAGGATTAGAAGCAAAATTTAAGCCATATTCAGATGAAGATTATCTAGTTAGAATTGATGCAGTATTAAGTGGTTCTTCTTATGTTGTTGGTTCAGTTGTTTCATTAACTAGTTCTAATTTCTCATTTAATAGTGGTCATACCAGTGCCATTATAAGTGGTCTAACTGGAGTTACACAAATAAGTGTTGTGACAAATTTAACTAAGATTTTGCAAGTTGATGTTATTGATAACACAGATTTAGTCTTCATTAGAACAGCAACTTCTCATTATCTATCAGATACTTCAGTTGTGTATGTAACAACATCTCCAACCTATACACCTTTAACGGGAACATTTGATATATACTCTGTTCTATCAAAGAGAGAATTCATTGTTAAGTTGAGAGATATTGCAGAAAGTTTCTTAACCAATCAATCTATTACTATATTTGTAAAAAATCCAATATTTAAGTTTATTTACGGACAACAATATACTTTTGATACTTCGCATTCATCGATGCAAGGTCATTACCTTTCTTTCTATAGAGACAACCTATACAAAATTGAGTATACATTCAAAAATATTGTTAGAAGAGGTACTCCTGGATTTGATGAACCTGGAAATTCACCATTCATATCATTTAAAGTTACTGATGATGCTGCAAATATTAGTTATTATGCAGACCCATCCGATTTAACTTCTGATGGACCTGTTGATAATACATCTTATATTGATGTACAACCAAGTCCATATATCGGATCATTTGAAATTAGTGATTTAGCTGGAGGAACAGTTACATCTGGTCCTAATAGATTTAAATTTGTTATTGATTTTGAACCCGAAAAGATTGCAACAACATCACTTTCATCATATTCAACAACATCAACTAAAGCGGTTGGTTCTATTGCTAAAATTCGTTTAGTTAATGGTGGAGGATTCTATAAAAAATTACCAATTGTTACTGGTATTGCATCGGCAAGAAAGATCGAAAGAGTTGATATCATAAATCCAGGAACAGAATACGAAGCTGGAGAATATTTTGGTGTACCAATTCTAGGAGATGGAACTGGCGGTAAAGTTTCAATATTGGTTGATGGAACAACTGACCCTGCTGGTCAAATTGTAGAAGTCACAGTGACAGATCCAGGAAAAGGATATACAACTGCATTTATCGATGTAGACGCCGTAGACGGCATTCTAGGACCATCTCTGGAGGGTTCTGGAGCAGAACTGCAAGTTGTAATTCCACCAAAAGGAACTGGTGCTTCTATATTCACAAAGGGAACAAACGTAGGTAAAATTAAAAAATTAAAGAATAATAACTTTGGATTTAATTACACTCACGATTATACCTTAAGACCAGAAATTACATTCCCAGTTAATCTACAATTAGTTAATACTAGCATTCTAAGTAGCATTAAGGTTATAGATCCTGGAACTGGTTATACAACACCACCAGAAGTAATTATTGAAGGTGGTGGAGGAACTGGAGCAATTGCTCAGGCGCTACTCAAAAATGGTAGAATTAGTGATATTATTGTTAAAAATCCAGGATCAGGATATTCTACTGCACCAGCAGTAGCACTGAAGTCTAGTTTCACATACGTAGTTAACCTAGATCTTGGTCTATTCCAATTTTCTTTCCCACATGGTATTCAAAATGGAGCAGAAGTTACTTTTACAGTTCAAGATATTGGTGAAGGTGCTCTATTCCCACTAACTTCATTTGGATATATCGATCCCGATCAGATTTACTATGCAATTTCAGGAACTTCTGCTGGACTTGAAGATGATCAATTAAGAATTGCATTAACTCCTCAGGATGCTGTCAGTGGTAATTATATTGCATTTGTAAATACTGGTTCTGGTAGGCAAATTGTTCTCACAAGTTCTTTTGGTGGTTCGGCAGAAGCAATTGTAGAAACTGGAAGATTCCTCTCTGGTGAATTTGTATATCAAGGAGAATCCTTAACAACTGCTACAGCTACGGGATATGTCTCAACTAACGATGGATGGCAAATAGGTCCAAGAGTATTAAAAGTAACATCGGTAAATGGCAACTTTGAAAAAGGACAACAAATTAGCGGAGTTGTTTCTAGAGCAAGTGGTACTATAACAGAATTGAGTATTGCTAAGGGAGTTCTTGAGGTCAATTCAATTACAAATACCGTAGGCAAATTCTTAGATGATGTTGGCAAACCAAGTGAAATTGTACAAAAAATTCAAGATTCTTATCTCTATCAAGCATTCTCATATAACGTTAAATCACCAGTTTCTATTGAGGGATGGAGAGATACTTTAATTAGTACGACACACCCAGCTGGTTTTAAAGTGTTTGGTGAAATTGATATCTCTGGTGGTGGTAAAGGGTTATCGGATAAAACTGATTTTGAATTGACTAAGAGTGTTAACTTGATTGAAAGTTCTGTAGTTGCTGATATTGATAATTTTGCATTGGTGCAACCAGTTTATCAAGACTTTGATAATACCCAAGTTCTATTCCGTTCAAAGCGTTTAACATCATCAGAAGAAATTTTAACTTCAGTTGTTCAAAAATTAGATGACATTTCTTCCCTATTTGATGGTGAAAGAACTACCTTCCCATTAACGATTGATGGCGAGGTAGTAATTGCCAATACCAGTCAGTTTATGATTGTAATTAATGGTATTTCTCAAGCACCAGGTTCTACATTTATAGTTCAACAGGGTAGTATCGTATTCTTTGAACCACCACAAGCGCCAACAAAAATTAGCTATGCTGAATTACAATTAACATTTGAAGAAACATCAACATTTAATATTAGCAATGTTTCTGGCATTTTGCCTGAACTAGGAAATAGTATTAGAGGACTAACTTCTAATGCAACTGCAACTGTCATTTCTTCCACAACATCTTCACTAATCATATTTGATATTACTGGAACTTTTGTCGATGGTGAAGTATTAATCTCTACTGCTACTGGGTTGAATTGCTCGTTAGATTCACAAATTACAAATCCAAATGATAATGTTTTCGAATTCAAAGAAAAAATCACAAATCTTAGCGGAAAGACTGCTGTAGTTGAAGAGATTAATCTAGATAAAAATACAAATACAGTTACGAATAGTATAGTTATCAGTAAATCATCTGGTACTTACGATAGTCCTTCTGGATTACTGAAGATTGAATTGAATAACTTTATTATTTCTGCTAAGTCTGGAGTCGTTGCTAAGGTTACTAGTATATCACCATATCAAGATCCTGAAACTGGTGAATTCATTTCATCAATTAATATTAGTGATCCTAGTTCCTTCTTTGGTCTACTATTCAATAGAATTGTCAATCCAGTAAATCCAAATACCATTGTTGATGATATTAGTAAGTCTCTTATTGAAGTTTCCAGTCTAGATGATTCTGATATCAAAGTAGAATCCAATTTCGTTGCATTTGAAGACGTAACTAATATTATTTTAGATTTTGACTATAACAGTGGAACAATACAAACCAATGATTTAATTCAAAATATTAGTGTTGATTACATAAATGAGACTGGTGATTTTACTTCTGGTGAAGAAATTTCTTCTAAGAAATTATCTTATCATACTCTATCTGGTGGCAATTTCCAAATTGGAAATACTATTACTGGAGCATCTGCTACAGCAACCGTTATAGGAATTAACTACTCATTTAAGATCCTGTATTTGGGTGAAATGACTGGTACGTTCACTTTAGAGGAAACAATCACAAATGGATCTGGAGTTTCTGCAAAGGTTTCAAATTACATTAAAACTCCATTTATAGCAAATCAACTTGATACAGCAACAAACAATATACTAACAGGTCAATTTGATACTGATGATAGACATAGATTCAGAGATGCTGCAAATCTATTAAGGTTGAATTTAACCTATATTGTAGATGAATCTGCAGGAAGACTAAAGAATCGTTATTCCGATTTGAATATTCCTGGTGATACTTCTGTAAGTTTAGATGGAACAAATCGTTGTAAACTCGATTTATCCTTACTACTAAATGCTGTTGCCGATGATCTTGAAGATGGTGGTAACTATAATTCTGTAACTGCAGCTAAATTCTATTTGGATTCTAATGGAGGATTGAATTATATTAGACTACAAGCATTACAAAGTCTCTATGCTCATACTCAAATGAGTTTGCTATGCCAAGATGCTGTAAGTGGAGATTTAAGTTACACACCAACATACACGAGTCAAATTCCAATTCCACCAACGGACGTAATTGTTGATGGTGGTGGATGTGCAAACGTTAAATCTGCTATAGAATCTTTATGGAATTCTATAAACGATATTATTGCTCCAACTGGAAACGTATATAGAGATGCTGGAGATCTTCTTTGGTTCAATAGAGAATTTATTGCTCAAGAAGCAACTGGTTATATTGAATCCTATTTTACCTATACGTTAAATGGAGTTAATTATTCTGCATTTGCATATCCAGATGGAGAGCCAACTATATGTGAAAGAGATATTACAGATTATATCATTCCTTCGATAATAACAGATTTAATTACAGGAGGTAATTCAAATACCATTTCTGCTATGGAATATTATGTTGGAAATGGTGATATACAGTATGTTAAGAATGAGTTATTACCAACTATCGTAGCATTTGAAAAGGTAAATCAACTTTGCCAATTTGCAGTTGATAACTGGATTGTTAGTGGATCAACTGAATATCAAGTTACATATGGCGCAACATCACCTAAGTATAAAGATTTAACCATCCTTGCTGATACTGGTGAATATGGAGGAAATTGTGAAAGAATTAAGGCGTCTATTGATACATTATTCAATA